CAACACGACCAATTGTTTCCAGAGCCTTGGCCACAGCTTCATCTTTCGCTTGGATCACTTCAATTTTATGACTTATAACTTCTATACTCATTAATAAAGCACCTCTTCTTTATCTGTAATATAACCTAAATCATAAACTGTCTTATTTTTCTCAAGGCATTCTTTTATAATATCCGATATTTCTTTCTGAGTTCTGCCCCAAGCCATTGGTATCATTGGAAATGCTTCACCAAATTTTTCTAAATATTTATCAAAATCGCTCATTATAAAACCTCCACTATCTTTCTGTATGCATCAACAGTATTCGGCATAAATTTTTCCATCATTTCAAGTTCTTTTCCATTTGTTGTGATGGCTGAATTAACATTAGCCCAAGCCTCTTCTGCTGCCATATATTGTCTTGTAATGTCCTTAACCTTTTTTTGATTAGTTGCATCAAATCCTAAATCAGTTAATGCAGATTTAAGTTCTTTTTCACGATTATCAAATCTTTTATTATAATCTCCATTATAATACCGATCTCCATGTCCCCATCCTGTAAGGCCTTTATCAAGAGTATGGTAAAATCCATCTAAAGCATCCTGAACACCGCCACTTGCATTGTAATCAGCTTCCGTTTTAAACATTTCATAGCCCAGCTTAGTTTTTCCGCTTAAATATTCATACATTTTTGTTGTTGATGAATGTGTAAATTCATTTTCATCCTCTACCAATAATGGCTTCAGATTTTCCATGTCTAATCTAAGCGCACTTAAAAATTCATCAGAATTTGATGCTGTTGGTTTAATTCTATCAACAGAAATATTGCCCCGGCATTTTTCATTTATATAATCTATTTCGGAATGATTTATTTTTTCATTATCCCCAATCATAAATGAAAATTTATGTCCTGATTCATGTGCCAATGTAGAATATTTGTCAACTCCTTCATAAGAGCCTTTATTATATGAAAAATGAATTGAATTACCTACAGGTGAATAATATCCGCCTTTTTTATCAAGTGTATATAATCCTTCATTGCCAAACATTTCATACAATTTTCGGTTTTCTGCAGAATCAACCTTTTCATAAAATTCCTGATAATCTTTCTCTTTCATAACTTTTTCAAGCTTATCCAATTTTAATTCTTTAGGCTCTTCTTTTACAGGTTCTTCTTTTGTTTCTTCTTTGGATTCCTTATCCTTGGCATGTTTCCATTCCTCATAGGTCATATCACCAAGTTTATCATCCTTGCGCTCATCATTATAAGGATAGCCTACAATATCATCTACAAGAGTGCATCTGCAGTTATAAAACATTTCAGGCTCTGCACTCGGATCTCCGGGAAAAGAAATTGTATATCCATCAACTTTAAAATCTTCTTTATACGGAACGCTCATTCCGTCAAGGTGCCTATGCTCTGCACGAGTTTTTTCATCCAATGTGGCAATCCATTTTTTATTGGTCTGTATACCTAATTTTTCGGCTCTCTCGTATGAGTCTATTCTTCCTTTGTTTTCGGCAGCAGTCGTATATGTCCGGGCATTTCTAATAGCCGAATTTCTGCCCATAAATGCCACATTCTGCAGTCTATCAGCTATTTGCGGAATGCTCTCACCCTGTAATATGCCCTGTGTGACTGCGGATGTTAAATGTTGTCTATTCCAGAGTTCATCTTTTGGAATATCCACCTTTGGCATAGGAATAATCTTTGGATCTTCCTTAAGCAAATTCTTAACTGTGTTTTCATCATACAAAGTAAAGCCTGTGTTGATTTTTGAATCATGCTCTATTTTATACGTGCTATAATTCATATTATCAGCATAGGCTTTAATACTATTCCCTTGTATAATGGTAGTGGCCGCTTTATCCGTATCCACAAGAGTATTGACCATTGAATCTCTCAATGATCTCCATCTATCGCCTGTGGCCACCTGATTATATAACCAATTATTATATTCAGTTTGCGTGATTTCCCCGGCTTTTAACTTGGCTCTCATTTTTACATCTCTTGCATTAAAACTCTCAAATTGTTTGAGCATTTTATCTTCAAGTTCTTTTGCCGCCTGACTATATTCTTTGGAAATCAGATTTTCTATGCGCTTAAGCTCTTTATCGGTTTGTTCGTGACCGTAATCACTCATTATTGCCTCCGAATCTATTTATATCTTCGCCATCAATAGCTTTTAATACCGCTTCGGCCTTATCTCCATCACCAAGCACGGTTAATATCTTTTCTGTGACATATTCTGCACTAAGATAAGGAGCGGCCTGTAATATATCCTGGATAATTTCAGTCGCATTTACAATTACCGATCTTGTAAAGGTTGGATTATCTTCAACTCCGGCTAATCTGCAAATCTCTTTAATAAATTCCAAAATGCAATATTCATATCCGTCTGCCTTTTCGTTTACAGGCTCATACGCTGCCTCTATCTGTGTGGCCGTCACAGCACCATTAGCAATATTCTTGGTATCAAGTGCCATAAAGTCCTCATAAATATCGGCTCTTAATCTATCAAGCAATTTTTCTCTTGCTTCAGTAGGAATATCAATAGTGTTCGGCTCTGCCCTCTGATCATCATCAACATTAGCTGCGTGTTTGGTTTTGAGTTTATTCAAGAACTCGGCAATATCGATGTCATCCATACCGCCTGCGTTCTGAATAATCCAATAAACTTCAGATGCATCATCAACGTTATTACAAAAGCCTGATTTTATAAGATCGTATGCATCGATATTTTCTCTCATACCTTCAAATTCAGACTGTTTATACTTGTTCGCCCATAAAGGCACAATAGGAAATGTGGCATAATTTTCACCGCCAACAATTTCCATTCCATCTGCTTCCGTGCCTTTTGTTTTAAGCTGATAGGACCTTTTAGCCGCAAGTTCTTCGCCACCGTTCTGGCTTTCTTTTCTCCAGATATATTCTGTATAACCATCTAATTCATAAAATGTTGCTCTTAATGGATGGCTTTCATCTATCTGCCAAAAGCGAATACCTGCTTTCATAGCTCCTGTTTCTTCGTCTACAATAGGCACATATTCAAGCAAAGAAAAAATCTCAACGTGGTCTAAATTCCAAAATCCAAACGCTTCGCCATGTACAATCGCCTTTTCTCCTGCATCCTGCAACTTATTATCAAAATCATCACCCAGTTTTTTCGCCGTTTCATTCTTTTCCCATTTAACGCCATTACCAAGAAGATACTGATTCTGTTGTCTTACCAAACGATTAAACATATTGGTTCTTAATTTATAATTAGCACTGTAATTATCAACTACAGCCTTGCCTGAAGCCAAATATAAAAACTTCTGATATTGCATAATGGTTAAATTCCGATGCCTATTGTAGGCATCAGCCACAGAAGCCATCACATATTCAGGTGTACCTTTATGCTTTTCAATAGCAGATTTAATAAAATCCACTATTTTTGTTCCGTGTTCCATTTCCTTTTGCATATCCTGGTAAGTAATCATCTTTGAATCCTCCTTGTTGCTTCCCTCACAATATGTTTCGTTTTTATGAAATATCTTACAGCATCACATCCATGATCCTTTTCTTTTATCGGCTTATCATCATCCGCATCTGGATCCCATCTGTATTCCTGCATTTCTTCAATTAACATTTTACAATCCGGGCAAATCTTCACATATCCATTATCAAGTGCATTGGCTGTCTCTCGGATACCATCCGACACCGTATTGTCTGCCTTTATAACACAAAATCTATGCTCATATTTCTTAAGCAAGGCAATAAATGAAGCAGCTGACGGATCTATAATAACCTCTAATCTGCGCCCTGTGTCTATATCCATTACAAAAGCCACCAGATCATTCAAATATTGTTGGTCAGTCTTTTGAACTTTGGTGTCTCTTCCAGAATAATAGTATTCACGTAAAATGTACCATACTTTTCCAAATTTGCCAAACAAATAAGCTGCGAATGCATTTTGAGTACCATAGTCAATTCCGATTCCATAAGCACTCGGACCGTTTATCATGTTGCCGTTCACATCATACTTGATCTCCGGTGCTTTCTCAATTGCCTTTTCATACATCGGATAAATCAAGCCTTCCGCAATGCACCTTTCCCCAAGAATATCTCTTCGATACCAAACAGATCCGACAGTATATTGGCTCTCAATCTCTCTCCGTCTTTCAGGAGTAATGGACAAATTATCGGCAATTGTGAAATGTTCATACTGATATCCGCCTACATAGCTTGTCTTATAAGCATCAATATAATCCTTATAAATCGTATGTCCGGGATTAGAAGGGTTTAAATCCCAAAGGACCATTGGCTTAATCGCCGCAACCTGTCTACCAAAAGCAACCTTTATGAAACTCGTTCTTGAATCCTCGGA